TATATGCAACTCTGTTAGCTAACATTCCTTCTAATGAATCTGGATCTACTTCTGGTTCTGTTGTTGGTGACATAGATTGTTCAAGTGCAAGTAATCTTCTTTCATAGTCAGACATACCATCGCCATCACCCATTTTTTCTTTATAACCGTATTCTAAAGGTCTACCCTCTGCATCTCTTTTAGTTACATATTTTTCTAAATTACCTACATTACCTGAATATTTTAATGCTGGTGCTCCTTGGTATTTAGCAGCGTAATCTGCAAAATTTAATCCTTCAGTAGGTTGAAAATTTCTTAAATCTCTAAATTCATCAAAAGTAAATTTTTGTCCAGCAGTTGTATAATCATCAAACCCTGCTTCATCTTCTATGGTTTCTAATTTTGCTCTAAGAGCTGGAGAAAGTAGTGCTCTTTGACTTGCCGGTAAATTTCTTAAAAATTCTAATTCATTTTTAGGGTTGTTAGGAAATCTGTTATAAAGACTTCTTCCATATGTATTGTCTATAAAACTAAAAGCTTTTTCTATTGGATTTTTTTTATCAAACTTACCTTGTGCTTTTGCAGCAGCTAAAGCTTTGTCTCCATCGTATCGAACATAACCCGGTTCTTTGTCATATCCTTTTGCTGGTCCATCCCCTAAATTAACATCTCCTCCTCTTCTACTGTTTCCTCCTCCTGGTGAAACACTTCTACTGCTTGTAGCAGCTCTCATACTTGTAGCTTGATTACTTCTACTACTTGGTCCATACGCAGCATCACCACGATAACCTGGTCGTTTACCATTCGCTGGTTTGTTTACGAGTTGTTGATATTGCTGTGCGTTTGTTATGGCCATTTTACTATTCTATTTTGTTTTACCAAAAATATCAAGGCTCGGCATAAGAACTTTTACGTCTTGAGCCATATCCTCATTTTTATAACCTTTAGCTTCCCAGTCTTTTTTCTCTTTAAAAAGCTCTCCAGTTTCTTTGTGTCTGTACGTTGTTTCTACTTTTGCTGGTTTTATTACTTCCATATTCCTCCTATGTTCTGTCAAATTCTAGTATTGATACTGTGCCTTCAAATATATCAGCTGTTGCTGCTTGTAATTGTAGCTTGTCACTTTCCTCTAATATGATTGTACCATCAGATATAGACTTAGAGTTACCTGTATTAACAGTATGCTCTGCAAATTGATAAGCTCTACCTGCAGAGGTATCATATATAAAAGCTTTTATTTCCGTGTTCCCTGCTCCAACATTAGCTACATGTATGTTTTGTATGATTGCTCTAGACTCAGAGGGTACAGTATAAATATCTGTAGCATCAGTTGTAGTTAAATCAAAGTTTGCGTTTTTATATCTATTAGCCATTATGCTTCACTTCCACTGCTCATATACCAAGTGAATCTTTGTGATTCATCTCTTAGTTCTTGTTGAAATGTAGAGTTTAATTTTTCAATCAATCCATCTAGATCTCTAACTAAAGAATCAGCATCTTGTTGCTTATATTCTTTTCCTGGTCTTGTAAATACTACTGTTACTTTTGCCATTATCTACGTCCATCCGGTTGTGTGTCTAATCTAAAAGTACCAAGCTTCCAACTTTGAGAAGCGCCAGTATTAGCTACTTTTAAAGATATAGCTCTTGCTCTTGCACGTGTATCTACTTTATCAGTAGAACTTGTTATTGTAAATGGTCCAAGAGGTGAGCTTGCTTGAGAGCTGTTAGGATAATTTCTTAATTGTAAAGTAACTTGAGTATTACCTGTTTGAGATAAAAAATCAGGTATAAATCTTCTTATCTTCATAATGTATTCACCGTCTCCTGCAAACGTTGCAACACCTGTTTGTTGACCTCGGGATGATCTTGATTGTGTAATATCAAAATCTCCTGACTCAATATTAGATGTGATTGCATTTACACTACCTGCTAATGCTTCATCCGTTCCTTTTTCGTGTTCAAAGTATATTGTGCTTCCTTCAGTATTACCCACTACATCAAATGATGCATTATCATCTGCATTAAAATATGTTGCATGGGGTAAACCAAATACAGAAGAGTCTTGCCATGTTGTACGATTTAATGTTCCTGTAGTCCAAACAGGTCTTTGTGGTGATGAGTCCATATAATTATAAGTTACACATCTATTAATAACTGTTGAACTTTCTGTGCAATAGAACCAAGTAATCTCACCAAACAAATTATTTAATCCAACATTAATTAATTGGCTAGCTGTTGTATTTAAATCATCATAAACAAAATCTTCTACTAAACAAATCATGGTCTCAAGATTACCAGAGTATTTAAAGAAACCATTTTCCGAAAACCAATACGCAGCACCATCAACTTCTAATGCAGCGTTCTGTCCAATCAATCCGCAGTTAGTTCCTACTTGTTGGAAACCAAATGTAAATGGTTGACCAATAAATCTCATAGTAAACAAAGATGTATCTGTCCAAACATAGATCGCATCTCTACCTCTAACCGCACCTACAATTTTAGATCCATCTGCAAGTCTTTGTGTACCTGCAGTATTAACTGCTGTTGGTTGATAAGTATTAATATCTTCTTGGTTTGAAAATCTAATAAACATTTCATCTTGAGTTGTTGGATCACCAATAGTAGTTTCTGTTCCAAAAAATACTAAGTGTCTATCAGGTGTTGATACTAACATATCACGTGATGCTGTCGGTGCACCAGATATAATAGTTGCTCTTGTTTGAGTTGCCCCTGTTGCATTTGAATCCCACTCAAATACTTGTGCATTATGAATTAGTGCAATTACTTTATCTCCAAAATTATCAATAGACCATAAACCAGGATCAACAACTAAGTCACCTGATGCAGCTTCACCCCATGCAACATAGTCAGAACTATTAGTTATTGTTGCATTATCACTGTGAGAGGCAGCTGTAGTGTTTCTAACTCCTCTTGTTACACCTGTTAAAGTATTAGTTGATATACCTGTATATGAAATTTCTTCTGAACCTATTTGAACAAAGTTTGTTCCAGTGGTTGGAAACAGAGATGCATCTGTTAAAACAATTGTAGTTGTACTGTCATTAATAGCGCCATCTAAAGTTGTAGTTGCTTCACCTGAAACTGTTCCACTCCATTGACCTAAACCCCAACCAAAACCAGGTAACTGTTCTGCTGGTCCAACACTATAATATGCTTGTACTCTAATACCACCAGATGTTGTAGCACCAGATCCTGTTTCATTAGAAGACATTGTAATTGTAATAACTGATGAGTCTACTATAGATGTCACCATAAATTTTTTATCATCAAAGTCGGATGCTGAATAATTAGAATTAGTTATTGTTGTAAAATTATCTAAAAGAATAATATCTCCAGCAACTAGGCCATGATCTCCACTAAAAGTTATTGTAACTGTCGGAGATCCGTTAGTTGTGGAAAAAGCATTAGTTAAAGTAGTTGTGGCTCTAATAGGATGAATATCATAAAACACACCCCCTGTGTAAGCGTATAAAATTCTATTGGTACCTATGATTGCAAACTTATTACCGGATTTGTTAACTAAATGATGAGTAGCTCTTGCAGCCCCTGTTAATTTTGATTCACCTAATTGTGACCAACCACCTATCTTTTCAGGTGTGCCATATCTAAAACGAACATTATCTCCACCAACCCATTGTCCTTCGGCCGTGGTTTCTGTAATTTGTTTGTTGAACCCTGGTTGGAATCCTATTTTTTGTAACATATAACCTCATTTTATTAAAAATAGTTTATATTGATAACTACTCTAAATTCTTCATCTGTACAAGTAGTTCCAGTATGTTCTGTTTCTCCATCAAATATAACTATTTTATTTTCTTCGCTTTTTATTATATTACCATTTTTTAATTTAGTATACCCATTATTAGAATTTACATAGAATACGGCAGTTTTGCTACCTTTCATAGGTGGAGAATAATCTGTGTGAAAACCATGCTCAATAATTTCATTTGTTCTAAATAATAGATTTAATTTAACCCTTAATATTGCTCTAATTTCTAATTTATTTAACAAAGGTAATAACATATTAAAGCTGTGTTCATCGCATATTCTGTGATTATCGTAAACAACTGAACATAGTTGATGGTAATCACATTCTTTATTAATAAATAAAACTTTATTTAAACCCCAATTTACTTGTGGACTTAAAAAATAATTTTTAAAACTTTTAAAATTTTTACTTTCTATAAAATTAGATATAATTTTCATTAATTTGTAAAACGTTATATATGATATATTATTATATAAAACAACTAATTATCTAGCTGGACTTGGTGAACCACCTGATGTTACAAATGGGTTTTCAGCAAAAGCCATGTAGATGTATGTATCTCCACTAGTATTATAATTAACTGCACTTGTTCTAATTTTGAAACCATTACTAGTAAAATCTAAAGCACTAGCATCAAATTCAGCAATATTTTGATTAGGAACTAAACCATGAGATACTACATTAAAAGTATCTCTTTTATTATCAAAAGTGTACCAACTTTCAACTCCACTTGAACGCTTAATTATAACAAAAGCAGGTTTAAATCCTGTATAAACAAATGTTCCATCAGCATTTCCATTTCCTGTGTAGCTTCCGAACTTGCTGTAGCCTTTTTTTTCTGCGAAGCAGTAGGCTATGAAAGTTGCTGAACTTCCATTAGTATCTGCATCTGTACCTACACTAAAGACAGATGATGTGGGTTCTGTATTATTCCATAAACTTGATGATGTGCCAAAAGATGCAGTTGTATCTAAAATTCCAAATTTTGTTGCACCTTGACTTTTATGATAAACAACCCAACTTCCTGTTGCACTTCTTTTTTTTGTTACTATCCATGATGGCGAAACTCCAAGACCATGAGCAATAGTTCCATTACTTCCTGTTCCTGTATAAGACACAATACTAAATCCAGCAGTAGTATTTACACTTCCAGCACTATCAATAGTTCCTATTCCAGTTGCACTTGCATCATTGGTAAATGATGTTCCAGCTTTCCAGTTCCATGATACATAAGTATCACTACTTGTATTGACATCTCCGTCTGTTCCAACTGTAAAGCCATTACTATTAAATGATTTTAATGCTTGTGCATCTG